TATAAACTTTCTCGCTTTTTAAAATGAGCGATAGACAGTTCATCGGCACCACCCAATCCATGAATAGAAGGATCAATAGACAATTCTTGTTTAGGATCCAACGTCAACTTTTGAACACTAGTACCAATGTGCGCAGTGCTTAAATGAGGCGCATTAGCAGGTTGATAAGCAGTAACATTATCAATAGTTGGAACATTAGTAAAACCAAACATCTGTGCAATTGATGATACAGCGCTAGCACCAATCTCGGTAGCTCGTGCAAATTTACCAATAACTGGAACAGTTGATAGCATTGATGCTGTAGAAGCAAGAGCTGTTGCAGGAGCTGAAATAGGACCATTCCCATATTCATCGTCTTGCTCCTGACTTTGCAAAGCTAATGCTGCCGTGGAACCCATAAGTTCCACATCAGACATCCAAGCATAAGTTTTAATAGTTACATTTGTTGTTGTTGAAGATATTGCTGTATCTAAACCATCAAAAATGTAATAAATTAATGATCCGAAATTTTGAGTATCAGAAGCTGTCAAAGGCAACCAATTTCGATTATAAAGAAAAGGTAATTCCATATCACCACCAGCACTCTCTTGAGGTTGCAAATAAATATGGGGCATCTGTGATAAAGGAATCATAGTAGCCAAATTACCAGATCCTGATTTCACATTGATTTTACTAGCCATAGAACCCAGCAATGGGTTATAAGATACATTCATCAAACCATAAATAAATGGAGTACCATTTAAAATAATTTTGATATGTAACTTACCACGAATAAAAGCAAAATTATCAATTTTCTTTTTGATAGCCGCAGAATTTAAGAATAAATACCACGGTTGAATTGTTTGAGCTGGACCCTGTGATTGTGCAGTGGTCCAGGTGTAAGAATTTATGAGCGTGGGTCTAGCTAAAAACTTTCCCAAAGATAAATCTTCAGTAGAATCTACTAGAGCCACGACGTTTTCTGAGGTAGGTATATTGTATGAAGTGCCAGCATTATTGTCCATAAAAGACAATGTCTGAGATTTCATAACATCATCAGTGGCGAGGGAGGTTTTTGCTCCACCCACGCCCTCATCAGATACCTCTTCAGATTGCAATTTTAATTTCAAAAAATTGCGAAAAGATGGAATTTCATGCATAGACCAGGAGTAGCATTCCAATTCTACGCCCGTTCTCTCACTACTTTCGGAGAGTGAGTTATCGACTTCGGTTATATCTGTAAAGTTCGTTTTTATATTTTTGTTAAGTCTTTTTATAGTGTACTAACGATCGACCCGGACCGCTAGCAACGACTGGCTATTTGCTCAGACGCCTTCCAAAACCTATCTTTGAGGGTTAGCCAGTCTGGAAGTGTCGTTGCGAGCACATAGGGTTTAAATTCATCCCTATCTAGAATCTCTCTAAAGAAACCATGATGTTTCTCAAAAAATTCTCTGCCATGGAAAAAGAATTCCACGTTTGCACTGCTAATGATATTAACCATTTGCTCTTCTGAACATATAGTTTTAGAGGGAACTCCTATCATTAGACTTTTAAAAATGGAATCGAGTTGAAGGGGGCACAAAAATGCACCAACTTCATCATCCCATTTCCATGTTCGTTTTAGGAAATTGCATTCCTGCAAATTGCAATAAGGTTTGGATATGGCTTTTTTATCTGCCATGGTATATCCCACCCCTATTGTTCCTAAGACATGTTGTATTGAAGT